AAGTCTTACTAAACCACTATCTAGTCCTTCGGTTAGTAACTTTAGCGGCGGTAGCAGCTTTGGTGGTGGGTATGACGGTTCAACTAATACCTTCTCTGGACCCGATGTTAAAGACGACTCAGTACAAGGTTTTGCTATGAGTGCTGATGAAGACTTTGATCTATCTTTCGCATCAGGAGGTATCGTTCGTAAAATGGCTGCAGGTGGTGCTGTTCAGTCTCGTGACCGTGTTCCAGCACTTTTAGAGCCGGGTGAGTTTGTAATGCGTCGTCCAGCAGCAAAAGCAATAGGCGGTGCAGCTCTTAATCAGATGAATGCGACCGGAAAAAACTTGACACCGCCAAACATTCAGGTTAATCTAAACAATGAAGGTGCGCCAAAGAACGTACAATCAGCTGCTCCACGAATACAAGGTGATAACATTATTATTGATATGATTACTCGTGACTTACGTAATAATGGCCCGATCAAGAAGTCTTTGAGGAAATAAAGAATGGCAACTTATCCAACCGATGCAACCGCTCCTATCACAGCTTTTCCAGTTACTAGTACCGTAACCTATAGTTCTACAGGAACCGTCTCAACTGATTTTAATTTATCTACTGCTGTAGCGCATGCGGGTGAGGTAGCTGCTTTTATAGATGGTGTTCTACAACAAACTACAGCTTACTCTATCTCAAATTCTGGAGCAACAGCTAGTTTTCTTGCCGCTCCTAATGCTTCAAACTTAACTTTACAGACTGTTTCTGTCCCTCCTGCGCTTAAACAGCTTAGAGCTACTTATTCATCTCTATCAGCTGAATTTTCAAATACCGCTGCAACGGTTATAAACGGTAATTCTTATGTAATTAACGCTCATCAAACTTCTTTCGCACTTCCTGGTTCGGCAAACATTGTGTCGTCAAGTGACTTACAAGTATTTTTATCCGGTGTGTATCAAAATCCTGATTCTTATACATATCCATCAGCCACTTTAGGAGTTAATGGGATTGATATTTCTGATAATGTTGCTACAAAACTACTCACAAATTTCTTTGATACTCTTACTGATGAGTCAGACTCTGCTCATACTGTAACTTTTGTCGGGGGTACGACTACTTTCTCTGCTCTTGGGGGTGACAGGTTTGTTACCTTAGATGGAAGTAATGACTATCTACAAATACCATCAAGTGATGATTTTAATGTGAATGACCGTTCTTTTACTTTAGATATGTGGGTTCGTCCCGATACAGGCACTTCTATGACTGCCAACCAAACTCTATTTGCTCGTCATGGAGATGCTACAAACAACTATAATCTTCGTTTAGTAGGTGCAAATTCAAATGTAGGATTTGTAATTAATCGTGCAGGGGGAGTTACAGAACTTTACGGTGGTAATGCTAATGGTGGTTCTAATTACCATGTAGCAGTATCATATGATGCGACAACAGACAATATAAGACTATATGTAAATAATGTAAAAGTTGCTCATAAAACCTATGTAGCAGCAACTGCTACTAGCGGTAATGTGTCTATTGGCGCTAACTCAAACACCACCTCAACAGGAGAGTTCTTCAATGGGAGTATATCTTTTGCTCGTTTGGCTCATGTAGCTAGGTACAGAACTGACTCTATTCAGCCTGTCACCTCTTCTAATGCTCTTACAGTTCAATCTGGAGCTCCTTTAGGTGCTGAAACAGCTGCTGATACTCTTACTATTAGATCTTTTACAGCAGCTGTAGACACAAGTGATCGTTTTACTTCAATGGCAGATAGAAAGCCGGATAAAGGTATATCGTCTACACGTGCTTTTGATGTTAATACTTTTGCTTCACAAGCTGGCTATGAGAAACGTCGTTTGAGGTCAAGAAGATCTAAGCGTTCTTATGATATAAAATATACATCAATCACAGGTGTTGAAAAAACAGCTATCGAGAATTTTTATAACGCAAGAAGTGGAGAATTTGAATCTTTTAGTTTTGACTTGTCACACATCAATGAAACTGGTACAATTACTACAAGATTCCAAGGTCCTCTATCAATTGAGCAAACTTATTCTACAGGTCCAAGATTGATAGATAATTTCTATATGGTATCTTTTAACCTGCAAGAGGTCTTTGACTGATGAGCGCTCGCTCCTATGACGTAATATTAAGTGTTGATAGTGCTATTGGGTTTGTTACCAATAACGTGCTTGTTGGTAACACTACTGCTACTTCTGGTATAATCGCAAACGTAAATTTAACAACTAATGAGCTTAAGGTAAAGCTTAATAATATACAACAAGAATTCTCTTCTTCAGAAGTAGTGCATTCCAATACTATTGTTTTAGCTACTGGATCAGGAGGTGATGGTCTACTTTCTACTTCTAATTTTGTTGCTAATGTTATATCAGCTAATTCTACTACTGCAATCGCAACTATTTCTTCTATAACTCCTAGCGCTTTTAAAGCAGAGAAAAATTCTTTTTCCCAAAATCCTATTGTAAGACTCTATACTATATATTATCCTGGAGAATGGTATCCTCCTAATGACGCAGGTAATCCAACAGGTCAAGGAACAGGTAAAGCATGGCCTAATGATTTTCCAATTCGTTTTGCAGAAGTTGTAGGTGATTTAACTTCTGATATACTTTACAACGTTTCATATGGTGGTACTTCTTATATTCCTTTTCCTGTTAACGCCTCCAAGTTAGGACAGGGATCTGAAGGATCTGTAGATGAAATAACTTTAGATATTTTTAATGTAGATAACATAATTACTAGACTTATTGAAGATCCGTTTTTAGCTGGAAATAACTCTTCAAATTCTGTAACTGCAATGGTTAACGGTGAACTAGTAAACGGTATTGACCCTAGAACAGTTGTTGGAACTACTGGCAACCCAGATGGTTTGAATTACGATGCAGATATAGTAGGGCACTACGGTCGCTCTAATGCTTCTTTTGACAGAACACAGACTCTTGCTGTTGGAGGCACTTGGACAGAACAAAAACAAGATACGAGGGATCTGTTAGGAGGCGTTGTAGAAATAAAAACTACTTTTGCTAATTTTTTAGACTACTGGCCTGAATATAGTAGTGTTCAATCAATAAGTAGTAATGTAATTGAGGTTTATAATACTCTACCATACAGAGTAGGTGATAATGTTAAAGCTCGCTCAGGTACTATTGAAGGAACAATACAATCAATAGAGAGAAATTCTTTTCTATTTTTGAGTAATGAATTAGAAGCTGATACACCTATAGGAGAAGCACTGCACATTGTTAACCCTTTAGCTGATTCTGAGTCTTACGTAGAAGATAAATTTAAAATTGATCAACTTGAAAAACTTAGTGATGATACAGCTACTTTTAATTTAATCTCGTGGCTTCAATACTTTAAGCTAGTTACACCTAAACGTAAATTTTATAAAAATACCTGTCAGTGGGTTTATAAAGGTCCCGAATGTCAATACCCAGGTCCTGGTAGCGACCCTATTCCTGGATCCTCTCCTGTATTGATAGCTAATTCTAATCCTATAGCTGCTAATAATCAGGTTGCAGCAGATTCGTCAGGCGACGTTTGCTCAAAATCTCTAATAGCTTGTACCCTTCGTAATAATCAACTTCATTTTGGAGGCTTTCCTGGAACAGGACGAACAATTCCCCGTGGATAATAAAAATATTAAAGGTTGCATTCTTCCTTGGATACATCTTCATGGTGATATTCGAGGTGATTATGCATTGTGTTGTTTTACTGATGGCGCAGTAACAGGAGAAAAAGACTTTAGAATAGGATATGAAGGAGAAACACCTTTAGCAGTATGGAACGGTGAGATTATGAAAAAAGCTAGAAAAACTTTTTTAGCCGGATCTCACCCTACAGAATGTTTTGTATGTTATGATCAAGAAAAATCCGGTGTTATGAGTCATAGAATTAAGATGAATAATTTATATGGTAAATACAGTAAACTTCAAAATCTTACACTTGAGGACGGGTCTGTTAAAAATAAACCTTTTTATGTGGATTTTAGATTTGGCAACATTTGTAATTTTAGATGTCGCATGTGTGGGTCTGATGCTTCCTCATCTTGGTTTAAAGAAAGACATTTATCTTATGGAAGCGAAAAAAGTAAACCTATTCTAGATCCTTGGACTAATAACGAGGCTTTTTGGGACGATTTTAAAGAGATTATACCTTTTATACAAGTAATGTATTTTGCTGGTGGCGAACCTTTAGTACAAGAAGGCCACTATAAAGCCTTGCAATTACTTATTGATTATGGCCAGACGAATGTAAAGTTACAGTATAATTCCAATTTGTCATACAATAAATTTAAAGGAATTGATATTAAAGAGTTATGGAATCAATTTGATAGTGTTGAGTTATGGCCTAGTATGGATGGTTTCGGTAAAAGGGCAGAGTATGGTAGAAAAGGTTTAGATTGGGATACTTTTGAAAACAATCTAATTCATTTTAAAGACTACATTCAAACAGTTAGTGTTGTGAGTAACATATATTCGATAACTTCAATTCCTGATCTTATTACACTACTTAAGAAATATAATCTATCGTTTCATGTTACAAATTTAACATCTCCTAGCTATCTTTCTACCACTGTTTTACCAAAAGAGGCAAAAAAAGATATTTTACTTATATATCAGAAATTTTTAAAGAAAACTATGTTAACAAACCATGAGAATGAAAATTTACGAGGAGTTATTTCTTATATGGTAAAAAATGAACATTCTCATATGCTTACTTCCTTCAAAAAATTTAATGAAGCGGTGGACAAGAGTAGAGAAGAGAGTTTTATTACAATTTTTCCAGAGTTTGCAGAATGGTACAGAAATATTTAGGACTAAAACATGAATATGGAGTAGTTGATTGCATAGAGTTAATACGACTATTCTATAAAAATGAACTCAATATACAATTTCCCCTACCTTCTTACCCCCACTCAAGAGCTTGGTTAAAGCATTTTTCTGCTGAACACGTAGATAGATGGGCTTCAACATGTGCTCTAAAAGTTAAATTGACAGACGCTGAGATCTATGATGTAATAGCTTTTAAGTCATTGAATTCAAATTTAGTTATACATTTTGGTTTATTTTTAAAACCAACTCAAATACTACACATTGAAGAGAGAGGGGTCTCACGTATAGAAACTTTATCTGATTATTGGGTAAAGCGTATATGCGCCATATATCGCCATGAATCAATGGTTTAATAAATATACCGACATCCCTTATAAACTTTTTGGTACTGATCCAACTACAGGTATGGACTGCTTTACTTTGCTATGTTATGTTTTTAAAGAACAGGCTGATATACAGATACCCTATACTTCAAGCGACTTTTTAAAAATGGTTGATGACCAGTGGTTTACCAAAACTCATGAGCAACATTTTTTAAATGGATCAAAAAATGGTGATTGGGTTGAAGTCGGTACACTACAACCTTATGATCTTATTTTAATGTGTTTAGGAGCAACTAACGTTGTAAATCATGTTGCTATGTATGTAGGTAATAATAAAATACTACAAATGATTGAGAATAGAGACAGTGCTATTTACGACTATCATAAATATTTTAGACAATATACAATAAAGAAGGTTAGATGGAACAGTTTAGTAAGTTAAAAGAAGATATGAATAATCATGCATTGAGAGACTACCCTCTTGAAGCTGTTGGTATTATAACTAAAGATTTTGATTATATACCTTGCAAGAATATAAGTGACTTACCGAAAGAAACTTTTTATTTAGACCCTGCTGCTTTAGTAAAACATGATGGTAATATTTGGGGAGTTTTTCATTCTCATCCTGGGCAAGAAAATCCTATCCCAAGTGAAGAAGATAAAGTAGGAGCAGCATTCCAAGAGTATAAATTTTTAGTTGGATTCAATAATAAATTTTACATATACTGGTATGATGATAAATTAGATAGATTATTTTTTGATGATTTTGAGGAGCGTCATTGCTTACAAAAATAAAAATTCACTCTGCTTACAAAAATATATTCTCTCAGTCAGAATACACAGCTGATTTAACAAGGTATGGAGACTTGCCTTTTTATCTTGGTTCTATGCACCCTACATTTAGAAACTATGCTAACGCTATTCATACAGGTGCTTGTCAAGAAGGCTATTCGTTACTGGATAAAACTTTGACTGTAGTTGAAGAAGAAGATTTATATATAAAAAAAATAAAACCAAATGATGTTTTTTACGTAGTTCCTGCCATCGTAGGCGGGGGAGGCAAACGTACTACTACACTGTTAGCCGTTGCAGCATTAGGAGTTGCAACAGGTGGGTTTGGTTTTGCGGCTGGAGGAGCTGGAGGAGCTGCGGCGGGTGGTGCCTTTGGCTTTGGTAGTTTTGCTTCTACACTAGGTGTGAATATAGGATTAGCTTTAGTAACCTCTCTATTCACAAAACGTGAAAAAATTAAAGAAACTGATCAAAACATTAGACAAAATGATATGTTCGGTGGATTACAAAATACAGTAAACAGCGGTACTCCTATTCCTTTAATTTATGGTATGCATCGTGTAGCTGGACAACTAATAAGTGGTTACTTAGATACAGTTGACCACGGAAAGAGTGATACTATTACAGTCGCTTCAAGGTTTGAGACATGAGAAGGTATTTTACTGAGCATGAAAATGTTAAAGTTCCTGTAATTAAGGGAGCTTTTGGTGGCGGAGGCGGAGGTGGTAGCCCCTCAGAAGAGCCTAACAGTCTTTTTTCAACAGATATTTTATTTCTTTTAACTGCTCTTGGAGAAGGGCCTTTATATCGAATCAACCCTAATGGGCCACAAGACGTAGAAATTAGTGAAAACTCTATCAATGACTTATTGAATATAGACGGAGATGGTGGAGAAAATACAGACTTTTTCAAAACTTTATCACGCACAGGAACCGTAACTCAGTCAGTTCTTAAAAAGTTTGGTCAACAAACAGTAGTTCCTCAACAGTTTTCTTCGCCTGTTACTCTTAAAAAAGGCAATATCGATGGTATCCCTCAAGCTAGGGTGTTTTTACAAGAAACTAGTGCTAGGGCTTGGGATGAAGTAAATATCATTCTTTTGGTTCAAGTTCTACAAAAACAAGATGATAGAGGTAATGTAAAACCACACTCTGTAAAAGTAAAGGTTACTTTTTTTGATAGCACTGGGGCTACAGAAATTGGTAAAAAAACCGTTGAAATTAAGGGTAAAACTACTACTCCCTACAAAAGAATTGTAAACTTTGAAATACCAGAAATTAGTCGCTCTGATGATGGGTACAGATTCACAGTTGAAAAGGTTACCAATGAGTCTAACGACTCTAAAATTCAATCACAAGTTCAAGCAGTTGGTTGGTTTGAAGTTGAAAATACTCCACAAACTTTTCCTCGTACTGGCCTAGTTGGTTATGCTTTAAAAGCTGTAAATGAGCACCAGGGCGGGGTGCCTCAGATGAGTTCTTTAGTTAAAGGACTTCTGATTAAAGTTCCTTCTAATTATAATCAGCCTGTTTTAACTGATGGTCAAATAGACTGGAGAGAATTAGAGTTACCTGAGTCAGGAACATACGGTTATACAACTAATGGGTATCAGCTACAAATTGCAGGTGTAACTTATCAACAAGTTTCAGGCACAGGAACCACAACAAATCTATTTGGTCTTGGTATTGATGTTACTGTAAGTGCGGGTCCCCCTTATACTCTCACAATTACTAACAATAATACTGATGGAGATTCTGTTGAAATAGGTTTAAATACTACTGGAACAGGTACTATTTCTATTTTAGCTGTAGCTACAGCTTCTAATTTAAGCACTTCTACTAATTATTGCGCAAGAGCACACCTTCTCCCTCGATTTGGTTCTGTTGCTCCTCAGATAAACACACTTGGTAGGATTTTTTCAACCACTCGATGGGGAGATAATGGTGCTTCAGGTAGGTTTGATGGAAGCTTTGAGGTAAATCAGACAGGCACTTATAACTATCTTTTTCAATACTACGTACAAAATGCTAGTAAAACCGGTACAGTAAATGTTTATGTAAATGGGGCACTTACTAAGGCTGAGTCTTTAACTACTGTTAATGTTACAAAAAGCGTAACAGGCACTTTATCTTTAACTGCTGGTGACTTAGTTCGCATTGACTTAACAGCTCCCTCTAGTGGGTGGTCTCAAGGTACTTTCCATTTAGGAGGCTCCAGTGTAAATACTACTACCGTAGAAA